TGTGTAACACCTGCTGATCCTATAGCAACCTTATCTGTAGACGCTATATCTGTCAATCCACCCGTTGTTAAACCTAAATTCGTAGTTGTTGTAATATAGGTATCATCAGATGACTTCGCTGTAAGATCTCCACCTGTTGTGTGTAACGCATACCTGCTGACGTCTTAACATTAAGAAACCGTCTGAGTCCTCAGTCTCTGCAGTGCTAGGCGGTGAATCTGCAGGGGTTCCTTTCGTTTCGATAAACATATTGTTAGCACTTTGTATATCGATAGTACCTAATTCATGTGTATCCGCTTCCGTGAAATCAGGTATCGCAGTATTCGGTTTAATTTCTGTAGTCATTTTCAACGAACCTGAAGTCATATCAATCTTATTCTGCGCACCGGTTGCATATAAGTAGATACCATGATTATCAGATTGTATTGTTGTAAGATCAAGTGATTGAATTTTTAATTTCTTTTCAGACACTATATCCATATCATCGCCAGAGTTAATCATCATGTTACCAAATGATTTCTGTACATGTGTGCCTTTCGTATTAATTAATGTATCGCCACGTACTGTTAAACTAAAGTTCTCGCATTCAATGTCTAGATCGTTGCGGAAATACATCTTTCCGTTGTTGTCAACTTTTAATGTATAATCTTGTCCAATCATTGTATTGTAGTCGCCATCGATCTGTTCAACAAGGCCACCATCAACCATATTCTGCATACCGCCACGAGTCTTAATCAATACATCGCCATCTTCATTGATTTGTATCACAGTACCTTTATGATGAACTATTTGTATATGTCCACCATCTGAGTCAGTCATTAAGATATAGTTCTGATCATCCGTAGACGATAACACACGATTATCAAGATCACGTTCCGGACGCATCGCAACTTCTTCTGTATGCTTACGTTCAATAGAATCTTTTAAATCGTTATCATCTCTACGTGTAGCAGTCGCTGCTGATAATAAACCTTCTAATTGATCAACACCTTCGCCACCTAATACAGGATGTAAAGGAAACTTGCCGAATAGATTAGGATCATTTGCGTATTCAGCAACTTCGGTACCGTTTGTTTCCGTACCAGAAGGAGCCTGCGAGTTATAGCCTGGAATACAACCTAAGACAATAGGATGTTGAGCATCAGCACCATCGAGAAACGCACCTAATACCCAATCGCCTATTAATGGAACAGTTGATACAGCGCCATACGTACCATCAACAACAGGTGCCCAAGGTAAGTCATCAGCACATATAACCTTTGAATCAGGATCATGGAATCCTAATGCTTTAACTTTAACACGACCTAAGTTCTGACCATCCTCACGATCAACTACGTATCCTACAAAATGTATAAATTGTTTTAATCCTGCCATTATGATGTCTCACTCTGTCCTGTTGGTTTCTCGTCGCTTACAGCAGACGCATTCGATCCAGGGGCGTTAGGTACACTCCCCCCTCCACGTAATGCTTTCGTAAACGATATAGAACTATTCCATTCATTATTCACTATAACATGGCTTAATGATACAACCATCTGTGTACCGCCAAAGTACTTATCTAAAGGAATATTATTTTTCATAGATGTAACTGCATACTCAGGTATATCAACATTGATTAAAGATCCAGGAAACATCTTATTCCTTCCTTTAATAGATCCTGACATAGTATTCTTTGCAAAGTGATATGCAAACACAGGTTTCGTACTTAATGTTTCCTTATAATACGGATACTGTCTATCATGATTCACTTGTTGTTGATACGCTTCACCGATACCTGCATAGTCCTTAAACACATACGTATCGTCTATATGGTTGACATCTCCAGTCGTTTGTGTTATAAACGCTTTAGAGTTCTGCAACTGTGGTCGCTCATCAATGTTCTCATACCCTGTATAGTTATCTTTGTATTGATAATAGAAGTGATTGATGTCTCGATTCGCTAGATCTATCTCGCTGATTCTACGTGAATACGCTTGTTTCTTAATCGCTTCCATCGAGTTGATTGAGGGGAAAGTGCCATTCGATATGATGTTCATCGCACGTTCTTGTCCATCAGGAGAATTGTCATCTTTACCAGAAGAATACTCAAATCGTTCCCCCTGCTCAATTGATTTTAATCGATTCTTTTCTACAAGGTATTCTGTGGTGCAAAAATAAAAATTGTCTCGTGTCTCGAAAAACATAAAGAAACTCGATGAATTTTTTTCGCTGTACGCTCGTTTCCCTATAAACTGTATTGCTTTCTCTGGTGATAGGTTAGGTATTACGATTGTATACTTTGCTTTTGTCTCTTCTATTATAAGATCTTTCTTTATATTTAATATATTTCCGTTATTATCTTTGTGTTTACATAGATCGTTTGTTGTGTTTGTATAGTATTCATCGTATATGCTTTGTACTATCTCACTACATGACATGTTTCTATATGCTTTGCTTATAAGTTTTGTATCAGAAAATACTTTTTGTGGTGATGTAAAGAAGAGTCTGTATTGTAAACCTGTTTCTTTCTTACGATCAAGCATCTCTATCTCTTCGATAGCGTATATAAAATAAGTTTCTTTTTTGAGTTCTGATGCATCATCGAAAGATTTGTAGTCGTAATACTCTATATGTAGATACTCTTCGCCTCGTATTTGAAAAAAATTATCGTCTGATCGTTCAGAAGCGGTGGGGTATATCATTCCGTAAGTGTCCGCAATATCAATGTATCCGTCTACGAAAGGATTGTATAAGTTTTCGGTCATGTGGATCGAGACATAGTTTGCTTTTATATCGACTGACTTCCCGCTCTCGTGCGAAACGACTAAAAGTTTCGAAACGTCAACGTATCCTGCATGGGGTGCGATCTTTGCTTTAGTCATTTAGAACTGTCTTCATCTCATCTATGATTTGATTGACGTAAATATCAGAAATTAAATTAATGTTACGTTTCTTTTCGTTCTCGTCTACTTCATAATCGTAAATATACTTAGGAACAAACTCGCCTGAAGGATATTTTATTTGTGTTGCGGGCGAGATTTGTATGTTAGGATTGTTTGTTGAATAATAATATTTAATTGTTTTAAACGCTTGAGCAGCAGCTTCGGTCAAGAAATTATTGCCCGTATTTGATGGCGGAACAGCTTGATTTTGTGTCCATCTCAATACGATTTCGTCTGCATCCCATTCTGTATAGTTCGAATTGACAGTGTAATCAAGATATCTTTCAAGCGTTACTTCAGGATCAGTTGATATTGAGTTAGTAGCAGGATCCGCCAACTGTAAAACATTATTAACTATAACTGATTGATACCATTCGTTACGATATTTGTTAATAATATATTGATCCAGTTGTCCTTTCTCTTTGAAAAAATCTTCATAAGGATCAATAATATTATTGGCAAGTAGGATCAACCATGACAATTCTGCATCGCCATAATAATGATACGCAATCATTTCTATCGTATCGCCATCCTGAACTGTATAAGGAACGAATCCATATGGATCACCTTTAACTTTATTAAGGATAGTCGCACGTCTAGAGATGTCTACCATCTCTTTTTTGTCCCAAAGGGTTGTCGGAAAAGATTTAAAATACATAATTTATTCCTAAGCGGTTACGTTATATTTGTCTGCGAGATCACTAACTGCACCACTAAGTTGACTGTCGATTTCGCCTTGAATAACACTCTCAATATCACTTGCGCCATCTAGCACATCAGTTATAATATCAGAAAGATCATTTGATTCATCACCTAACGCACCAAATTCGCCATAACGATAGTCAGCACGAGTATGAATTTCGCTTTCAGTTGTATTTAACGAGCAACGAATAACTGATGCTGTGCCTCCTTTATTCAATACCATGCCCTGTGGAGTATAGTCAACAGCAAATTGATTGACCATTAAATATTTGCCTGACTTGAATACTGTCTTAAGATTGCCTGATACACCAACTAACTCTACTTGCATAAGCGCAGGATATGTTAATAGTCCACGACTAACACTTCTGAATGTTGACGACTCTAACCCTGCCGCAGGACTTTTATAGTCAGGATGAATGTAATATTGTATGAGTTGAATGATCTTATCTAGTTCTTTTTGTTCTTTTTCATTCTTAGGAGACAGCAACCATTCAAAGTTATGAATTTTTAGATCAACACCATCAAATACAAGCGTTGTTTGTGGGTTCATTGCTGCTCCACTTGTTGCTGATAATGCTTGTCCTATCTGCGGAGCAATGCTTCCTACACCTGCTTTCAACAAATAAACAGATGCATCCATGCCCGAACCAATAACATCTTTAAAATTGTTCGCAAAGGCACTCATCATTTCAGTAGCACCTTTAAATGATCCGTCTTCATTTTTGAACGCACTGATGTCTTTTTGTGCATTAGCACCTAGATTACCTGACTTTGCAGCACCTGAGATGTCTGCAGTAATCCCACCAAGCACACCTAACTGTGTGCCGCCAACCTCAAGGCGAGATTGATCAACAATATTTTGCGGCAACGGCAAGGCAATAGATGCCTTTACTCCATGAGCACCTTTACCTTTCGACACACGAGAGTAGTCGTATTCATAAAATTTTAAGATCATTTGGTGTACGCCAAGGTTACTGGGAAAACTTAAAACCTCGAGGCTAGAATCTTTTTTTGATGCATTAACTTTTTCGTTACCGCTTGCCATTTACTTTTGTCCTGTATAAATACATAAAGTGATAACTTTATTTATATGAGTAATGTATAATGCCTTTGATGCAAGGAAAATTTAAACCTCGACACCCACAGAAGTATAGAGGTGATTCGACAAATATTATTTATCGTAGTGGATGGGAATTAAAATTAATGTCTTATCTCGATAAACATCCTGGCGTATTGTTATGGAATAGTGAAGAGATTGTTATTCCATATCGTTCACCCATTGATGGAAAGATGCACAGATATTTTCCTGATTTCTATGTAGAAATGATAAATAAAGATAACAAGAAAGAAAAAATTTTAATAGAAGTGAAACCAAAATATCAATGTTCGCCTCCTGTTGCAAAAAAATCAGGAAGCAAACCTACAAAGCGTTACATCCGTGAAGTAAAGGATTGGGGTATTAATAGCGCAAAGTGGAAAGCAGCACAAGAATATTGTATTGATAGAGGCATCAGGTTCCAGTTGATGCATGAAGATCACCTAGGCATCAAGTAAACTCTTACAATTCTTTCCGTGCCATCTGTGATATGTTACATCTTTAACACGCTTATCACACACTTCACATGTTTTCCATCTCTTATCATGCGACTTAGATATCTTATCACCCCATGTAATCGTTCTACCCTTATTCGCTTTTGATATTTTATCAGCACGATCTTGAGTGTATGTTATATACTTTCTAGCATTAGCGAGTTGATCAGGATTATATCCTCTTTTCTTTGCTGACTCTGACATCTTTTGCTTGACTTCATCATCCATAATCCAATACTTTCCACACTGTTTATTTAAAAAATCATTACGATCCACCGCATTAATTCGTTGTAATACTTTTGTTTCCCATGCAGTAGCATCATCAGGTGAGTCAAATGTTTTTCTTATTTGTATTATGTCTGGGTCACCAAATTTTTCACGACACTCGGCAACATAGTTTGATGAGGTGAAATATTTTTTCCAGAAGTCGTCTTGAGGATTTGTTTGATTAGCATAGCGCACACCGTAGTAATATTTTTCTTGGTGTGACCATCCAATGAGGTATGTGTAGGCTTTATAAATATTCATGCTGGTACTCCTGTTTAGTATTAGAGTAGTCGGATACGTCAATATCGTGGACTACACTTTTATTTATAAGATGAGGTGTTTCTATGACATACGATGAGGCATTAGAAAAAGCAGAACAAGCATATAAACTGGACATTATCCCGTTTGAAAAGATTGATGAATATGTTGCTTATTTGTTGAGGCAACATATAAATAAAGATATAGACAAGGAAAAATAATATGTATGATTATAGATGTAAGATTGTAAAAATTGTTGACGGTGATACTGTAGATGTAGATATTGATCTAGGTTTTGGTGTTTGGATGAAGAAAGAACGTGTAAGAATCATGGGTATCGATACTCCTGAATCACGTACACGAGACAAAGTAGAAAAAGTATTTGGATTGGCGGCAAAGCAACGTCTCAAAGAATTATTAGGTCCTAACCCTGTGTTACGTACACAAATTAGTAAGAAAGGGGAGGATATGAAAGGTAAGTTCGGTCGTATCCTAGGTGACTTTGATGTCTATGATGCAAAAAAAGATGCATGGCGACCAGTCACACAAATTATGATTGAAGAACATCACGCTGTTCCTTATCATGGTCAAAGCAAAGAAGATATTGTTTTTGAACATCTAAGAAACAGAGGCATTCTAATGGAAGCAGGTATCATAGAAATCTAAATGTCTACACTATTTGATGAAATACTAACCAAAGGCGTTCGAGCGGGACAGATACCTGCTCGCACATCTAAGGCACGTAATTGGTATCGTGACACAGCAAAACAATATAAGAATGTATCAGAGAATAAATTATTCGGCAAGGGTAGTGATAAAGAACGAATGATGTCTCAACCTCTTGTAGGTGGTATGTATATGATGGAATATGTTGCAAAGCACAAAGCAACATTGCCGTACTATGATAGATTGCCATTGATCTTTCCGTATAAGAAAGTGCCTGGCGGGTTCATGGGATTAAACATGCACTACCTACCTTTACAATTACGTGCTAAATTGATGGACGCATTGTATGATACTGCTAACAATACAAAATATGATGAGTCAACAAAATTAAGAATATCATATCAGATATTAGACAAAGCAGCAAAATATGGTCCTTTCAAACCTTGTGTTAAGCGTTATCTAACCTCACAAGTAACAAGTAAATTTTTATATGTGTATCCCTCAGAGTGGGATATAGCATTATTTTTGCCGACAGAAAGATTTGTTGGCGCATCAAAAGCGCAAGTATTTGCGGATTCAAGACGTGCTATCAGGGGGTAGCGTACAATGCCATTTAATGTAGCAGATTTCAGTGCAACAATCAACCGTCACGGAGTTGCACTTAATAATTTATTCCTCGCACGATTCTCGTTGCCCGCCTCATTGAGTTCGGGTGGCAATGAAGGCATGAACATCAGAGACATTCCTTTCTTTTGTCGATCTGTTCAATTACCTGACCTCGAACTGAATGTAACAGACATCAAAACACAAGGACATGGGGTATCCCAAAAGCGTGCAACTGCAATGGAAAATGGAACAGTTCCCTTAGTGTTTATGGTCGATTCTAATTTTGCAATTAAGAAGTTATTTCATCAATGGAATCAAAGCGTTTTCAATCACGGAAACGGATCAGGTCCTTTAAACTCTGTTGATGGTCGTGGGTTGTATGAATTTAATTATCATGATGATTATAGCTCAACATTAGAAGTTGTTGTTTATTCCTATCATCAAGAACAAATAACATACAATTATAAATTTAATGGCGCATTCCCAGTATCGGTAGGCGGTGTTCAGGTTGCATGGGAAAATGGTGCAGAGGTTATGACCATTACTGTTAATTTTGCATATGATTCATTCAGCGTTGAAGGTGCAGATGACGGCATCGTATCAGGATTTAATAGTAAGACAGGGTTACTTGGTTTCTTATCATCTATAAATAGTGTAGCACAACAAATTAAACAGATAAGAAAGCCAAACAGCATTCAGGATTTGATTACGCAAACAAACAATGTAGGAAGATTGATAGACACGCTTCCATTTTGATTATTTTATAGGAGTATAATATGGGATTACCCAAGATTGATCAACCGTTATTCGAACTCACTGTTCCTTCTACGGAAAAAAAGATTACCTTTAGACCTTTCACTGTCAAAGAAGAAAAAGTTCTTTTAATCGCTCGTGAGTCGGGTGATATAGAACAAATTGTTCTCGCAGTTAAACAAATTGTTAACAATTGTTGTCAAGATGTTGACGTTGATAAACTCTCGGTATTTGACCTTGAATACATTATGTTACAGGTCAGAGCAAAGTCAGTCAACAATGAAATTAAATTCACAATTCAAGATCCTGACACAGAAGAAGAAGTCGAATTAAGGGTTGACATTGACGAAATTCAAATAACTCGTGATCCAGACCACGTAAAAAAAGTTGAACTCAATAGTCAATACTATATGATGATGAGATATCCTACTATCAATGAACTTGCCGGGTTGCAAGACGTTGAAGGTGAACCAGAAGCAAATATACTGTTTAATACAATGGTAGCATGTATCGAAACATTAGTTGACAGCACTACTGATGAAGTATACAACTTTAACGATTTCTCTCCTGAGGAGATTGAAGAATTTGTAGAGCAATTTACGACATCAACAGTAGAACAGTTGCAACAGTTTTTTGCTACAAGTCCCAAGATGAAATACTCTGTAAATTATACAGATAATACTGGAAAAGACAAAACCTTCAATATGGAGGGGATGGACACTTTTTTTACTTAATGTTGGTCCATAACACGTTAGCATTATATTATCAAAACGTGTTTGCACTGGCTCAACATTATAAATATCAGATAAGCGAAATAGAAAACATAATACCATATGAGAGGGATATTTACCTTGATATGCTATTACAGTT